CGGCTAACTTGAGCGCACGTCAACAATCGCTTGTTGCCAATGCTCAGAACTTCTTGCAGATGTCGATGGCGAACATGAGCAATCAACAACAGGTTGCTCTGTTCAAGGCGCAGGAATTGACGCAGTCGATTATGTCCGATGCTGCTGCTGAAAACTCTGCTCGTCAGTTTAATGCGTCGAGTCAACAACAGGCTGATCAGTTTAACTCTCAGATTACGACACAAGTATCGCAATTTAACGCGCTGCAAAAGAATGCGATGGAGCAATTCAATGCAGGACAGGCAAATGCTTTGGCTCAATTTAACAGCCAAATGAAAGCTCAGCGCGAAGAGTTTAACGTCAAGAACCGCACCATTATTGATCAGGCTAACGCGCAGTTGTTGGCTCAAATCAGCCTGTCAAATACGGCAGCAACGAATGCTGCCAACTTCGAAAACGCTCGCGCCATGAACAACATGACGATGTCGCAATATAACAACGAAGTGCAGCTTTATCGCGATCAGGTGAAGATGGTGTTTGACAGCTATGAGCGACAGGAAGATCGTGCTGCGTCAATGGCAACGGCAGTGTTGCAGGCTGAACTTGCTCGCGAAAAAATGGATGCTGATACAAGCGCATCAGTTGCTAAACTTTTCGGATCTGTAATAACAGGAACAAAGCTTGGTGATAAAATCATTGATGCCGGTACAGATTTCCTGAAAAACCTATTTAGGCCCTGATATGCAAAACTACAAAAAGTTCATGACACAAGTTGAAGAGCGAATCAGCAAGATGAGTCGCAAGCCAACGAAAAGTGGCAACGGCATCATGTCGCGTAAAAGCAAAGAAGAACAATCTGTAGATGGCGATTACGTTGACACAATCGCTGCATATGTTGCTACAATCCGCAAAACGGCACAGAAAGTGAAGGCTAAAAATGCAGGCTGATTTTCTACATCAACCGATTCCCGGTATTTCGTTGACCGGCGAACTCGGCAATGCCCCTTGGGAACAGCCTCCGCAATTTACGACGCTTGACGAAGTGGTTGATTATTATTCTGATCGACTCACTGAGCCGGAGGTCATGAAAAATCTTATCGATACTGTCAAACGCGATGTGCCGTTGCTTGCCATTGCTGACGGTATGACTAAACTTGGTGTTATGCAGGGGCTGCACAGCATCGATACAGCCATGCTTGTTAAGCCTGTGTTGGTTGAGTTGATGATTGCGATGGCTGAGATTCACGACGTCAAGTATGTCATCGACCAAGACGACATTGATAGTCAGCGCGTAATGCCTACTGATCTTGTACAGAAGGTTGTGGAAGAATCTGTAACAAAGATGGCTGCTGCCAAAGAAGAAGTTGGTGGCATTGTCACTCGGAGGAAGAAATAATGGGCTTTAGTCTTGCAGGATTTGCTGCCGGTCTTTCTGAGAGTATTGTTGAGCGCATTGAAGAAGAGCGTAAGTTCTCTAATCTTGCGCTACAAGGACGCATTGAGCGTGCGTCTGTGCTGAAGCAACAGCAAGACAAAGAAGCCGCTGCCATTGAACAGGAACTGCGTCAGCGTAAGTCTACTCTGGAAGAATTTGGCGTTAGTGATCCCGAGTTGCAGAAGGCTTATTTGACAGCGCCGACAGCTTTCGAAGCGCTCCAGAAGGCTAAGCTTTCCGGTATGGATGTTGATCCGGCTAAGCTTGTCACCATCAACAAAGAGAAGCTGTTCTCTGGCACGCCCGATGAATTGATTCGAAATGCGGCGCGTCCGACAGCACAGGTTGAACCGGCAAAGTTGTTGCAAACTGAAGGCGGATCTCTGCTTGCTCCGTCACAGCGTCAGCAAGAGCGTCGTTTCGAACAGCTTGCAGGTATGCGTGGTCTTACCCGCGAAGACGTTGCTCGCGCTGAAAGTGGTGCTCGTCCTCAGATGCCGCAGGTTGCTGCGTCTATCAACTTCGATGTGTTGAAGAAACCAGAAAAGCTAGATTGGAAGCAACAATTGACGCAATTCGAAACCGCGTATGCCGGTGCTGAATTTAAGTTTGGTAAAAACAGCCCAGAGGCTATTCGTGCTAAAAACGATCTTGAAGGATATCGAACAGTAACAAGGGAGTTGAACGACGAACAGTTTGATCACACGAAGAATATGTCTCGCGCCAATGCTATCTTGAGCGATCCATCAAAAGCAACGAAAGAACAAATCGACTGGGCAACGAAATATCGTGGTAATTATGATGCTTACAGAAAAGAACAAGAAGCTAAAGGTAAGCAAGACGAAAAGATGCCTTCTGAAACATCGCTTATTAGCATCGCTCGCACTGGTGCAGGAAACTATCTTCGTAAACAATATCCGGGAAATAAAGATTTTAAGAATATTCCTGTTAAGGATGCTGCGGGTAATGTTATTGGTGAACAATATACATACGCAGGGCCGAGGAAGCCCGAAATTGACCGTGCTATTGCCGCAGAAGAACAGCGTGGTGCAATCGCTGTGCTTAGACCGTATATGGTGGACGGGCGCGTTACAGATCGAAGGGTTGAAACTGCGTTACTTGCTTTCGGTATTGAACTCGATAAAGATAAAAGACCGATCATGCCAACGACGCCTCCTCTATCGGTTACACAGGAACCGACAGCCGGTGATCGTCGTGCTCAACCGGGCGGAGCTACCGCAACCCCTGCCGCTGCTACACCAATTCCTGCGCCAACAGCAGCACCGGCTGCTGCACCGGGGCCGGGTCGAGCGGGGCAAGGTGCTGCCAAACCAGTGGCGACAAAAGTAATGACAATGGCTGATGTTGCTGCTACAGCCACAGCTACCGGAAAGACAGAGCAAGAAGTTATTGATGCTGCTACGCGCAAAGGCTACACCATTCAACGATAAGGATTCTCATGCAAGGACGCGATTTCAGCGCTGAGCTTTTTGGAACAAAGCCTGCCACACCCGGCAGAGATATGAGCGCTGAACTCTTTGGCGCTCCTACTGCTGCTCCTTCAATGGGTCGGGACATGAGTGCCGAATTGGAGCTTTCTCCACTTCAAAAAGCAACGCAAAAGCCACCTGCTACCATCGAAGAAATTCGCGCAGAAGCTGATCGCATTCGTAAAACATATAGTGAGATGGGCTTTGTTGCACCTACTGGTGCGGCTCCCGTTGAAGGCACTGGCGGTGCTGCTTTTGGTGTTTTCCCACAAGCCAAGGCTCGTCAGCAAAACGTTGAAAAAATCAGAGCAGAACAAAAAGCTCAGCAGATTCCGTTTGAACAAATCGTTAATGATCGCGACACTTTCAATCTAGCTAATAGCTATATGAAAGCGGTTGGTGAGCCTATATTTAATCCCGACAGAGAAACTCGCGAAGACTTCGTTAATCGTTTCTACAGTCAACGCCGATTTGCTGAATTCAATACTCTGATTGGTACCATTCCAGAACTTCTTGCCATGAAGAATTCCGGCAAGGAAGTTGCACAGAACATTGCTCTTGGTCGCGATCTGTATGCGCGTGCCGGTGATGCGCCAAACCAATGGCGTGCGACATGGGATATTGCAAAAGCAATGGTTACCGATCCGGTGAACTATTTTGGTTTTCTTGGTGCCGGTAAACTGGCATCTGCCGGAGTTGTTCGTCAAGTTCGTAAAAATCTTGCTGAAGATGCCGTCACTCGTGCTGCACAAAAACAGGCCGGATCTCGTTTGGCAAAGCGTGCGGAAGTTGGCGCATCTGCTGCCACTGAAGCTGCTGTTGCCGGTGCTGCCGATCTTACATCACAGCGTGCTGAACAAGAAACCGCACGTATCATGGGTGACGAAGTGCCCGAATATAGCGTTGCTCGTACCCTGTTCGCATCTACACTGGGTGGTGTTGTCAGCGGCGCTGCCTCTGCCAAAACCGCAAAGGTTCCGACGATCAAAGAGCGTGGTGAACGCATTGGCGAAGAGCTTGTTGACCGCAAGATTACTACGGCAAATCCTGCTGCGCCTCTGACACCGGCTGAACAAAACATTGCCAATGCAATGACACGCGACTTCGAAGACGTGCATTCGCAATATGTCAAAGCATACGGCAAGGCTCTGTTGGAGCAGGTAGATCCGGCAACGGCTGTCACCGACAGCAAAGTGCAGGAAGCGTACAGCAAAACCGCTGTGCGGATGGCTTTGCAGTTGATGAAGGATAACCCGACGCAGTTTGGCTTCAACCCTGCGAAGGAGCAAGTCAGCGATGCCGTCTATCGCACGCTGTCGCAGTTGGACAAGATTGACGACACAGCGCTTGAGGCTGCTATCAATCAAGTTGGTCTTCGCCCCGATCAGTTTGCGGCGATGACAAAGACGACAGCGTCTGAAGCCGGTAAGATTTTGCAGAGCTATTCTGTTGCTGCTCGTGCGCTCAATCGTCTGCGTCAAATTGATCCTGCGTTTGATAAGCAGATGAAGGATCTTTATGGCGTTGATGGCGATCAGGTTAGTGCGCTAACTAAATTTGGTCAAGGCATTCAGCGAGTCGAACGCGAATCCAAAGCCATCATCACGTCCGGTATCGATACTTTGGCGCGTAACATCGTTGGTAACACCATTGGCGTTTCGATGAAGACCGGCGTGCAGATGCTTGAAGGCATTCGCTACAGCGTCGGTACAGCGCTCAGCGCAGCCGATGGCGAAAAGCTGACGGTACTGCGTAAGACGATGGGTGATTCGTTCAAGGATGCACTCGGCACGTTCTACTACATGCGTAAGAACGGATTGGCAGAAGACGTTACTGAAACGGTGTTGCAAAACAATCCGTCGTTGCTCAGCCGCATCTCTACGGCAACACAAGACACGGAGCTTGAAAATGTCAGTAAGCTTGCTCGTTGGTCACAAACTCTCAATAATGCAATGGACGGCATGTACCGTCGCGCATCGTTTGCTGCCTCACTGGAGCGAGAACTACGTCGTGTTGGCGTTGATCTGTACAAAGATGTACTAGCGCAAAATAAGGACATTCCCACGTCAGTGCTGAAGAAAGCGCTCGACGATTCGTTTAAGGATACCTTCTCGTATACGCCTCAGATGTATGCCAAGTCGTTCTCGGCATTCGAAGACGCATTCGAAAAGGTGGGGGCACAGTTTGTTCGTGTATCAGAAGCGCCCGGTATGTCGTTGGCAATTCCGTTCCCGCGATTCGTTACAAACGCCATTGCCTTCCAATATAAGTACAGCCCGTTGGGTTTTGTTGGCGCTACAGAATATGTCGCTCAAGCGGCTAAACTGCGTGCTGCCGGTCAACTCGACAAGGCTGAGATGGTGGCACGTGAAGGTGCTACAAAGGCTATTCAAGCCACTGTCGGACTTGGCATGCTCGCTGCTGCCTATGACTATCGGAAGAACAATCCCGATATCAATTGGAGCGAAATTAAAGTTGATGGTGGTGTACTTGACGTCAAATCCATCTTCCCGCTTGCGCCCTATCTCGGATTGGCAGATTGGCTTGCTCGTGACGTTGAAGGCGGCACCGGAAGCGCACCGAAGAAAGAGATTGTGGAAAACATTCTCGGCTTCAAAATGCCTGCCGGTACTCAACACAGTTTCCTGCAAACCATTCAGGATCTGATTGAGAGCGACGAAAAGGGCAATGCCTTCCTTGAAGGACTCGGTAAAATTGCCGGTGACTTCATGGGTCGTTTCACGCAGCCGTTCGTGACAAAGCAAATCTTCGACATGATGGATTTGATTCGTGGCGACGAAGCGGCTATGGCACGCGATCCGAATGTGTTGACTGCTGAAACAACGGGTGGTCGTGTAGCTGAAGCTGCTGCACAGCGCGTACAGGCGAAGCTGCCCGTCGTCAAAGAAGAACTGCCACCTGCTGTCGTGCGTTTCAAGGAACAGCCAACACCGTCAAAGGAAGGCGAATTCTTCAATCGACTCGTTGGCTTCCGCACCATTCCGCAGCGCTCTGAAGCCGAGAAAGAAATCATCAAGCACAGCACAGACCTGTACAAAGTGTATGGTCGACCCAGTGGCGATAAAGAGTTTGATCGTCTGTACATCGAAAATGCGAACAAATTTGCACTCGAATTTGTTAATAGCGTAATCCGTGCTCCTGACTACAAAGAAGGCACAAGCGAAGAAAAAAAAGCGATTATCGATAATGCCATTCGTCAAGCTGTTAAATTTGCCAAGGATGAGGTTGAAGGTCAATTTGCCGAGAAACAACCCGAAAAGCTTGATCGAATTCGTTATCTGCGCTTGTCTAGCGAAGAAAAGAAAATCGTCAATCAACGATATGCTCGCGATCATGGCGGCAGGACGATGGAGGAAGATAAAGCCTACGACAAGTTGCCTGAATATTCTGACTTCGGCAACGTGAAGTTCATGGGTGGTGGCATGGTACAACAGATGAGTCAACTCTTTGGAAAATAATCATGGGATTTATCAGCAAACTCGCAAGCAAAACCGTCACCAAAGCTGCCCCAAAAGCGGCTTTGTCGCTGTCTGAGCGGGCGGCTGAGGAAACCGTCGCTGCTGCGCCTCCCAAACTGTCTCTGGTTAAGCCTAAAACGACGGCTAAGGCGACGCAAGCGGTTGAGCCTACTCCGGCCCCTACCGCTGCCATTGAAGAGCCTGAGCAGGGTATTGTCTTGTCGTTGGCTGAAAAGATGGCTAAGCAGGAAGGCATTGCTGCACAGACCGAAGAAGCTTTGCCGATGCCGAAGGCTGAGTCGCCTTATAACTTTCCCAACAAAGCCTTCACCGATGAAGAATACGCTGCTGCTGAGCAATATCTGAAGGACAATAACACCGCTGCCGTCTTCAACGCAATGAAGTTGAATAAGGAAGAATTTGCCAACACGTTACAGACGCAAGTGGCAATGGATAAAGGTATCAAATTCAAAGATCAGCCTCCGATGCCGTATACGCCGAAGGATACGCCGATTGACGAAGCGGTTGGTGCCGATAACTTTGGGGCTTCGTTGCGAGACGTCGAAGACAACATCGCGCCTGCGCCGCGCATTGATGTTGACGAAAAGGTATTGTCTGGTAAGTTGCCGTCATTCATGAAGACAGCAGCACGTGATCGGGTACTGGCTCAGATCCGTCAACATCGCGAAGACAGCTACAAAAAGATTGTTCGTATTCCTGAGATAAGCAACTACGACGAACAGGTATTGGCGGTTGGTCAAGGCGACTATCGAATGCGCTTTGGCAAAGAGCTTGATATTGATAACGCCAAAGAACGTGAACAATTCTTTAAGCTATTAGATCGTAAACAAGCTGAATATGACAAGCTAAAACAGAAATATAAAGACACGCCGGATATGACGATATATCATGGTAATACTCCTGAGAATATTAAGCCGATTAAAGAGAAGGGTTTTATTCGTCCGTCTACATCAGGCTTCTCTGGTCACGATGAATTGCTCGTCAATGCTCCGTCTTTGACTCGTGACCTCAACCTGAATTTCCGATCATCTCGTTTTGGTGGAACAAATGAAGAGAATTTTGTTTCCTCTACCATTCCCTACGCCGACTATGTTTTCATGCGCGTAAATATGCCGGAACAAGCATATCGCTCACAGAATCTCGACACCGTAGCACAGACCATTAGCGGCGTGCCGGGGCAAGCCAGAGCGCTACAGCTTCCGCGAGCAGACTATTTCGAAACAGAGTCAGCTATGGTTGAAGCCGACAAGCTTGCGCTTAAAACAGACGCGAAGACAGGTGTTAAAGAGGCAGTGCAGAAGTTCAAAGAATATAATAAAAAGCGAATTGATGCCGGTAACTCATTGAACTCTTTGACCAGTGACATCTATAAAAATAATACTCTGAATGTCACGAATAAAGATGCACAAGCAGTCTACTATTTCACTAAGAAATATCTGAATGCATTAGCTGAGTCAGGTAAGATTACAAGCGTCAGGAGCGGTGTTGGTCAGCAATATCAAACCTATATTAGCGGCTTGTCAAAGCATCGTAAGATGTTCCGGGATGTTGCAGGATTTCTTCGTCAGAGCGGATCAGAAGAAAAAGCTAACAATCTTGAGCGGCTTGCTGACATCATTGAGCAGGCTACGAATGAGCAGCCGAAGGTGACAGAGCAAGCGCTAAAACTTACCGATAAGTTTAAAACTGGTGGTCTTGTGCGACGCAAATGAAAAAGCCCCGAAAGGGGCTTTCTCTTTGGTGCCTCATGACAGAATCGAACTGCCAACCTCGGGTTACAAAGCCGATGTTATGCCATTTAACTAATGAGGCTATTGAAGGATGTTGACACCGTTCAATGCGCCCTGTGGAATCTTCTCATCCATATCGACATCGATTTCATCGATGGCATGAAGGGCTTCAAGCAAGATCTGCATCACATCAGCTTTGGTGAATGATTCACTGACGTACATGTCCATCGTGTCTTCAGTGGCTTTAATGATGAGAGTGCCTTCAGGCGTGTTGTTTTCCTGCATTTGATTGCACCTTTTTCAGATTGTCAAAATAGGCGCAATCGAAACCACGCTGCCATTCTTTGCCCTTGAGCGTTTCAGGATTGTATTTGCATACAAGCCATCCGCGAGAGAAGGCGTAGTAGCCTTCTTCAAAAGCAAACATCGACTCCTTCGAAATGAAAAAGTTTTTGTCGATAAACTTCACAGCATTTCCTTCAGTTGTGATATCGGAAGATTGTAACAATCTGCTTTGACAACATACTTGTTGTCAGCATCCAATTGCCCTTTCTTCATAAACACAGCGTCTTTGAAGAACTGGTCTTTGGAGTATACACCACACCACCAAGCTGTCGTCAAGTCTTTTTTTACTCGTACGAAAGCATAGATGTCACAGTTTTGTTTTGTATTGAAGTTGGCAACGCTATTGCTGTAATGCGGTAGCGGAGCAACAGAGGTTGACTTCGTTTTCACATCAACACGCTTCTTGTTGACGATCATATCGTAGTCGTAGGTATTGGTGTGGTCAATGATTTTGCCGTGCTTCTTGAACACGTACGCTGCCACTTCTTCACCAATAAAGCCAACAAGATTACCCATACCGAGGGTAATGCTGTTCTTCAGCGTCCCCATCTCTTTGGCTTTCTTCCTAGCTCGACTAATCATGGCATCAGTTATTTCGACCTCAATCATCAGCCATATCCCTTCGATCCATAAATTCACCAATATAGATCGTCAGGAATGGAACCTTCAACAAGATGCCAACATAGCAGAGCAACACTTCTTTGCCGCTCTTCTCTTCTTCTGCACGATAACAAATTTCTTCGTTGTGCTCAATGTCTAGTCCGATGCCGAGTCGTGGGCGAACAACAATTTCCATCATCTGCCTTTCTTAAATTGCTTATCAATATCAACCAAAGCCACAAGCGGATCTTGCCTGCCAAGCTCTTCTTCGAATGCAACGACGAATTCCTTCGTGATGCCTGATCGCACAATGTCGTCGCGGGTGAATTTGACGAAAGCGGTATCGGTTATCTCGTATCGTACCACAAGTTGCTCAAGGTATGTCAAGCCATCTGTGCCGACGCGAACATCTGTTTGTGTGCCGCTGTTGTCGCCACAGAAAATCATCTGACTGCCTTCACCGATTCGGGTGACAAGCGCTTGCACTTCGGGAACGAAAAGCGACTGCGCCTCGTCGACGATGATGATGGCTCTTTCCCAAGAACGCCCACGAATAGTTTCGAGTGAGCAAATCTCAATCGTCTTTTGTTTCAGATGAATCTCAGTGGTGGCTTTGCCGAGATAGTCTTCGAAGTAGTCGATCATCTGCTGATAGTACGGCATCAGCTTCTCGTCTAGCGTACCCGGCAGGAAGCCAATAGAACGTCCTGCAAGCGGCTGATACGCCCTGATCAATATCACCTTCTTTACGTCCCCGTAATGAAGCTTGCGTGCTGCGTGCCAACACGCCATGATGGTTTTGCCTGTACCGGCGCTGCCTGTTGCAGCTACAAGCGTGCTACGCCTTAGTTCTTCGAGAAGTATTTTTTGTTTCTCATTACGTGGGGTAAGTGTTGGAAAATCATCACGAACAAACTTTTCTTTTTTGACACGTTCGGTGACGGTCTTTTCTGCACGCTTCAATTAAATTTCCTCATAAAAAAGCCGCTGAAGGTTTCCCAACAGCGGCTCTGTTATATCACTCTAATATTACCGGATCGGACAGGCTCCGTTGGCACATTCGCTATCGTCAAGGCCAATGTTAGCCTCTTCGACGCGAGTAATCAATCGCGTAGAAGCAACAAGTTCGTCGTATTGCTCTTGCGTGATTTCCTCAAGCGGTGCCTGCTTGAAACCATGCTCGCTATGCAGCAGGAACGACAGACTCTTGTGAGAATTCTTGTAATACTTCTTCAGGTATTTGCGAATCTCAGGCAACTCTTCCTTGCGATAATAGACGGTGCAGCTAACGCTATTGTCACTCCAGTTTTCTTGCAGCCACTTGATTGTCTCCAACTGATCGATGGCAGTCATGTCCTTAGCCAACACCGCATTGTCGGGATGACGGAAGGGGAACGACACTACCACGGTGCTATGGTCTTCGCTGCCGTCAAAGTTCTGCTGATACTCAACGTGATAGCCATGGTCGCGGCAGACTTGCACCAGAGGGTGATTGCTGCTGATGCGGATACGACGAATCATGTGGCGAGCATAGGCAGGGTGGCATCCGGGAGTGACACCGGGCAGCAGCGACAGCGTGCCAGAGGGCTTCACAGTCGTCAACTTCACCGACTCAGGGAACCCGTTAGCCTCGCTGTATTGCTTGTCAAAGGCACGCAGTTCGTCATAGGCGCGACGCAGCCATCCCTTCTGTTCGTCGGTGCATTGCAGCACACCAGTGACGCCAATGCCCATCCGCATGTTGGCATGCACAATGTCTTCCGTTGCCTTCAGGTGGCACGGCAGAGCAAGCGAATGCTTGTTGATGCGATAGAGCAGCTTTGCTACGTCAACAAACTCTTCGTACGAAGTGATGTTGGGCAGGAAGATTTCGGCAAGACAGCACGTTTCCTTGTCGGCAAGGCTCTGTTCGGCACAGGGGTTGTAGCCCTGCACCTTCGGATCGGGGTAGCGGGTGTCACCGAGCAGACCAATCTTGCGCGACAGCTTCAGATTGATCAAACCATACGGCTCGCCCTTGCCTTCATAGCCGTCCCAGAAAAACTCGTGAAGGTCGGTCACGTCGTTGCAGACCACGCTGTTGTTCGACATAGCACGCCACGAAGGAATGTTGCCCATGTCCCAACGCTTAGCCAACAGATATTCGACATCATCAGGATCACCGATGGCAATCTGTGCCGAGCGGCGAACATTACCGGCAACCACAACAGCGCCAATAATATTCATCATGTCGAGTGCGTCAACGGGACGAATCTTCTTACCGGCACGCTTCTCCAACACCTTGCTGATCTCGTTGATGCCCCACACCAGATCTTCAGGCCCACTGGCAGTGCCGCCAAAGCCCTTGATAGGAGCGCCCTTAGAGCGAATTAGCTGCGTGGAATAGGTGAAGGTCTGCTT